TTTTAATAATCAAAATTCAATAACTTTATTATCATTATACAACAGCCCCACTAAGCTTTTAACACTTAATGAGGCCATTTGATTCACATTATTAATTATGAAACGTCGGCTTATAGAACGAACGATTTTAATCTCGCATCAGATAATAGAGGATAAAAAGGTTAAAACGTTTATTTAGCAAGCCCTGCATTTCACTTACATTTTTTCTTTATCGCTAAAAAACGTAACAAAAAGAAAAATATGTGGGCGAAATGTGGGCACAAATAACAAATGCAACAAAAGAGCACAGCGTGTATATATCGTGCGCCAACACTTTATATACCGTCCACCTGATACACCCAGGTAAACACTTGCCATACTCTCATGGGTTATTGTACATCATGTAGGGTTTCTTAAGCAACGTTTACCAAATTGGTGACGTTGCTTTTTTGTTCCAACAAAGGAGCCGACTAATGAAAACCCGTATCGATGTTATTGCAAATGAAGAAACTTATTGCAACCTTTCTACATTCAAAAAAGTAGAAGAACTAAACAAAACTATACGTAAATACAGAGACAATATCCGTATATTTATTAAGCGTACCGATGTACAATCTAAACTCATTACATTAATTGAAATTTTAAAACGCCACAGCTGCAAATATGTAGGTGTTAGTTTCCTTTGCAAAAATTCAATTGCTGACATGATGAAAGTTTCATATAAAACTGTACAACGTTTAATGAAGAAACTTGTGGATCTAGAGATAATTAAGCAAGTAGCAATGAAACGTAAAAAAGATATGCTGCAAACTTCTAATGCCATTATCATTCAACCAATTGTGGAAGAAGTGTCCGACAAGGTAGATACAAAAAGTCCTACAAAGTGTCCTACCATTAAAACAACCCCTATCTCCTTAAAACAAAATATAAAAGATATAAACAAACGTAATAGTAATGAGAATAACACTACAGTTGAGGAAAACATTAAAGATGCTGACTTTGTTGCTCACTGGGTACCAGAACGTTTTGTTTCTTTAGTTCGCTCTTTTTACAGTGAATCTAAAACAATTCAAGAACTGTGGAAAGTCGTAAGACAGTGTAATAAAATCGTTAACTTCTCTACAGGTGATAAAGCATTTACTAAAGATCAGGAGCTTACTATTGGCTTAAAAGCTATTAAAGAGTTTGTTATGAAAATTAAATCCGGAGTAAAAATGAAGAAAGGAAAATTCGCTTATTTCAACGGGATTGTAAATAAATTAATGGACAAGTTCTATTTTGATAAAAGGTTTATGGGGATGTAATATCTCAAAAACACGAACAAGCGTTTGATTTTTAACCATTACCTTGGTATTATATGGCTATATATTTCATACAAAAAGTGAGGATATACACCATGAAACCATTAACAAGTAGACAAGCTGAAATTTTAACTTTAATCCAAGAAAAAGTAATAGAAAACGGATATCCTCCCACTGTTAGGGAAATTTGCCAAGAAACCGGACTTGCTTCTAGTTCTACAGTACATATGCACTTAATGCACTTGGAAGAAAAGGGATACATCCACCGCGATCCATCCAAATCACGTACAATAAAAGTTTTAGTAGGAAACAAAATTTAAACAAGGAGAAACGAGGAAACAACATGCATAATTGGGGAGTTCCAAGAATAAAAGGACGTGGCATGGTAAAGTGGCAAGCTTTTAAAAGTCTTCCAGAGCAATATGAAGTAATAGGTCAAATAATCGAAGAACAATACAAGGTTCCAAAGCCATTTCTGACTGATGATACTAAAGAACGAATAGAACGAAGTTTAAATGAATCTTTGCAGAATGCTAAAGAAATACTTGCTTCATATTACAGAAGTGGATACATACATGAAGAATATATAACAGTAACCAACATAGATATACAAACAAAAACAATTGCATGTACTGATGCTTTTCGATTAAATATGAAATTTAAAGTTGATGATTTTGTTGATGTGAAATAATACCAATATCTCTAATATTTGATATAATGATACAGTTATTAATGTCAATTAGGAGGAACAACCTTTGAAAAAATTAATTATTGCAGGACTTTCAATAGGACTTTTATCTGGATGTGGTTCTACTGATAGCAAGAGTGAAGTTAAAGATCAAACAACACAAAGCGAAAAATCTAAAACTAGTACTAAAAAAACTAGTAAGCATCCTTTCCCTAAAGATGCTAAACCAGTTGGGGAAGGAAAAATAACAGTTGATACTCCAGCCGGAAACTCCGAAAATGGAAATGTACCTGTCTTATTCTCAGATAAAAACACTATCCTGGATCAAATCGGTTTAGATTATGCTAACTTCCAAGGTGACAAACAAACATTTGTTTACGTTGATGAAATCTTTGATAGGACTACTCAAGTCGGTGAATTAACACAATCAACTTTCACATTAGCAGAAGATACATTAAAACCAGGTGTACATACAGTTACTGCTGTTCAATTTGAGAATGATGATCCAAAAGGTAAAGTACTGAATTTTGTTGAAGCTAAATATGAAGTTAAAGAAAAGAAATAATAAATACCTGATACATTATTCAGTTTAGGGGGCATCTTCATGAAAGTTGTACGCTCTATATCTAAAGGCTTTCGTTTAATAGGTTTAATTGTAAGACCTATACTCAAAGCATTATCAAAAAGTAAATTTTAATTACATAAAAATAAAAGAGCCGTCATAATGATGGCTCTTATTTTTGTTACTCAAATTATTCTTTTATCTTAATTACTTTCACAATCAATTGCTGTAACTTTCTGCTATATACATGTACATTCTATATAAAAATTATATAACAGTAGAATATAAAATAAATTACCCTATGTTAAGGTTTTCGTAACAAAGATATAACCTTTAAATCACTTGAAATATTTCTTAGATCCCTGTCATTTGAAACAACTTTCAAATGATTCTTTAAACATAACTGTGCAATATAATTATCATTAAAATCAAATTGGGCACTAGGCTGTAAAAATAATTCTGGCTTTAAATTATCAAATTCATCATTTATAGGTATCGTGAATTTTAAAATTTTCTCATTTATTAACTGACACAGATAATTTGATAATTCTTTGTACTCCTCTTTTTGACGAAAATCTCTTTTAAAATCTTTATAGACCTCTGGTTTTTCTTGTTGCTTCATTTTAAATTCTAATCTTATGTATGCATTAAAAAATTCTGACAATACCATAGATGAAGTATAAATATTGGAGTTAGATTTTAATAATTTATAAAAAAACTGACTATATCCATTTACTAATCCTCTTCTATATCCTCCTATTGGACAAAATAGATATAGCCAAACATTTGTATCAAAGAAAAATTTCTCCTGCGAACTAGGTTCATAAGTCAAAATATTTAAGGGACTACTCATCACCTAATTCCTCACTTAAGTCCACATTTTTCTCTACTGATATTTTTGCTCTTTGGATAACTTTTCTTATTAACTCCATATCACTAAAAGAAACATTATCTAAAATTAAAAATTGATTTAATTCATCTGAAGTGAATTCTGTGTAAAGTTTACCAATAGCTGTATTTAAAAAGGCTGTAGTTACTAAGTCTATTCCATCAAAATCAATTATCGTTTTCTTAGATTGTTTAATACTATCTTTAACTTGTTCAAAAATCTTCTCGCCATCTTCTGGAGAAACTGCAAAACAACTTCCAATCACATCTATAATTTTCACCATACTAAATCTCCTCCATATATCTAGAATATGTTACTTAATTGCCTTTGTTCATATTCAGTAACATATATATTAGTATCCTCTGCATTTACCTCTAAATTAATAATGGTACCTGGAAATGGATAATTCAATAATTTCTTAGTAATTATATTCCCTCTTTTTTCCCAAAAACCTTCGGAAGAAATAATTTGGAATGTTCCTTTATTTTTCTCTAAAAAACTTTCTAATATGGCCAATCCAAACCCACCAATTTCTCCTTCTTTTTTTGTAGTATTTCCTTCAACGGTCGCCCATTCAATTGCATCACAAGCATTGAGCTTTCTCTTTAGCTTCTCACACACATTCGTTTTAATTGTTTTACCAATATCCACAATGGCAAACTTCACATCATTGTTTCTATAATAACACTGTCCACAAGTAAACACGTATTTGCAATTAGCATGGATTCTTGTGTTTTGAAAAAGTTCTTCCATCCCTAACCTTAGTTCTTTTATAAATCCTGGTGACATATTTATATGTAGTTTAGGTATAAAATCTTCTCTTACATAATGTGAAAATCTATTATCTTCTGGCTTGAATATAGAAAATTTAATCGTGGTCTGGAATTCATCTTCTAATTCGTCTAAACCAAAGGTTTTATAAAAGTTGTTTTTTTGAAACACCCTTCTAACACTACTACTAATATTACTAATACATATTTTATTATTTTTTTCCTTTGCCGCAATTTCTGCAAATACAGCCCCTAAAACCGCTGTTAATTGAGCTTCAAACCATCTTGTTTTTTTAAAATCTAATTCAATAGTGGTATTAGTTCTATCTTTTGTTTCAAAAAACAACTTACCAAAAAAATCAAATGTCTCAAAATCATTTTGAATCTTCCTGGGAACCATAATTGTATATCTCATGCTTGCCCCTTCCTATCTCACACTTTTATATATTTTATCTTTTTTATTATTATTATCAATAATTTTAACATAAAAAAACTATTTCTTTTCATATTTAAATTATGGATTAATAAATTATTGAACCTAAAAAAGTACCGAATTCATCATAGAATCCGGTACTTTTTGTTTATTTTAAATACTCGTACCACCAGTTTTTTTCGTCCATCCAAGCTGTAATCTTATCAAGCTCACCATTCGGCAATACTTCGGTTTGTAAGTACGCCAATCCGGTTGATGGATCAGAAACCACTTTCCCTTTAGTTCCACGTTCGTTCATAGCGTTTACAACTTCCTGGACCAAGGAAATACCAAAACCACCAGATTTAACATATTGGTAACCGACATTAGCAAAAGATTGTTCTAAGTTTTTCTCTCCTGTAAACCAATCCAGCGTTTTGTCACCTTGCAATAAATTGATATCCACTTTCCCAATACCATCGATATAACCATTATCAGTATATTGCCACATGTCACAAGGATAGGATGGTTTCTTCTGTGGACTACCATCATTTGTTCCGTATCGTGGTAACCAAATAAAATCGGCTTGTACACTTTGTAAATTATAGTCACCGTACATGTGATGCGCTACATAAAATCCTACTTTCCAACCTGCAGCTTTACATGTATTGATAAACACTTGTGATGCTTTAGCTAAGTCATTAAGGTTACCTTTGCTCTTCATTGATTTTACTGTATCGTCTTCCACATCTAACACAAGAAATTTAGCGTTAGGATTTACTCTTGCTAAGAAGTCCTTAGCTTCCACAATTGCATCCGCTACTGATACAAAACATCCATAAGCATATGCAGCATGTGGAATGCCGTATTGTTCTAATTTTGCTACATGCTCATTATACAAATGATCTACTAATTTTGAACCGTATTGCACACGACAAATAGCCAACTCAATTTGCGGCGCTGCTACTGGCCAATTTATCTTGTCATTCCATTTCGAAATATCTACAGTGTAACCCATTATTTATCCGCTCCTTCACTATTTACTTCATGATCAGACCAAATACCAAGTGCAACTCCGACAGTAAACAAATATGGTGCCAATTCATCTAAGAAACTCTTCGCTTCTGGCACACCGAATTTAGTAAATAAAAATCCAAGCAAAGAAAAAACCGCAACCCATGTTTTCCAGTTGCGGAATCGTTTTTTGATATTCTCTATATTCATTTTTAATTTGCCTCCTTTTCTAGATTATCTAAACGTTTATGTGCTTGTTTGGAACTTTCTTCAACCCTTGTAATCCGTTCACCAAATGAAACCATTTGTCGTTCGCTCGCCTTTTGATCTATGCGAATATCGTCAACTCCTTTGCTGATGTATTCTAACTTCGCTTTCATTTCTGCTCCTTGTTGACCATCTGACTTAATTTCTTTTGAACGATTTAACGAGTAAGAAAAATACCCGATTAATGCTGATGCAATTGCTATAAGCACTCCAATTTCAATTGTCATAACCTCACTCCTTTTTAAGTAATAAAAAAAGACCAGCTATTGCTGCTCCTGCTCTGTTTGTGTGTTATTTTCATTAGTTGGTGTTGGTGTTGGCAGTTCTTGAGATGGATAATTCCCTGTAAGTGATGCATAACACTCTAAACAAATGTTCTTTTTCGCAAATCCCATATCTAGCGGGTACAAACGCGCCCCTCGTTTACATATTTCACACAGCGTGGCAATTCGAAACTTTACTGTCCCATCCATCTCTCTCCATACTTCAACCCTGCTAACACCGTTTGCAAGACCTGCATTATTTAACATATCAGCAGGTATTTGCACAAAAATCCCTGTCTCTGTGCGCTCTGCCTCCACCAGCCTCCCCATAAAAGGAAAGCTTTGACCTGCTTGAAGTGGCATCATTTGATTCTCATCCATTATGATTTCTCCTTTCTATCCAAGTGCATTAAATTTCCAACCACTTGGAGTACTCGCATAAAAACCCGCTCCAGCATTACCGTCTGTAAAACGAATATGCCCCCATTGTTGGAATCCACCGCCACCTAAGTTAATTCCCTGCATTGCTCGTATATTCCTAAAGATTTTCACTTCTTTTTCAGTACTTATATCAAACGTTTGTCCGTCTGGTGCTGGAGATATATTATTATTCACACCACCTACAGCAAGTCCGTTAAACGGCTGAATGCCATCTGCTCTTTCTGCTGCAGCACGATCCCAATTATACATAGATGCATATTTGCCACTGTATAGCGTTACACCACTTACACAAAGCGCCGTCCCTTGTCTCATGTCAGCATTTCCAGAACAAACTTTAATAATCAATGCATGTTGTTGCGGAATATAGTTTGTTGGCACTTTGAAAGTAAAAGAATACCTTCTGATTTCTCCGTAGAATGTAGACGGCTCAGGGAAGTCCATCTTTTGTTCACTCAATATGTCGTAACTTACGTTATCTCGGAATTTAACGCAGCATACGTGTATTCTCGGTTTTCCTGTCTTACGCACGCCATTTATCATGGCAGTTCTAAAATGAGCGGATGCTGTATATTCATTACCAGGATGTATACCGTTGTTCACGATTGCTTCTGGATAGTTATACATATCTACCCTTGCAGCATTCACCATCTGCTCGTAATCGAATATATGTGTATTCTTTTCTATTACGACATTTCCCCAGGACTTCCAAGTAAGGCCATATCCACCTTCAAATCCATAATAATCGTTATGTCCAATGTTTTTCTTTGTAACACTAGAAAAGTCGGGATCTGCTATTAGGTTTCGTCTTGATACCGCAGTTGTTTTTGTTCCCCATTCGTCTTGGAATAGGAAGTCTAGCATTTTAACAGTTACACCGTCTTTATCAATGGTTATCTTATCACCATCAATTCTAATAAGATTTGTATCAATGCCTTTTGCAGTTAACCATTTCACCATTGTATCTGCATTAATATCCAGTTTTGCAGCATTGATTGTAATTTTCCCAGGAGACATATTGATGGCAGTAACAATACCGTCCTTTAAAATCTGCGCTATAATCCCTTCATCTAACACTTCTAACCTAGATTCCGTTTTCGTTACATAACCTTTATAAGTTTCATTTATAAAGGTTTCTTGTTTTCCAGAAACGAGTGAAATACCTTTTTCATTAGCACTAATACCTCTTTCTAATTCTGTAACTTTTTTATTGTAATCTTCAGTAGCTATTCTATTGGCTATATCTTCTAGCATTTTGTCAGTATCCGTTTGATCTTTCGGATGTAGCCAAAATTCTGTAGCTATCGTGCCACGTTGTAACATAGGTGCAGCACACCATAAACGTCCATTTCTTGTAACGTAATAACGCCATCTCACAAACGATGCATTAGCTGGCGCTTTATCTGTGCATACAGCACGAACCCATGTATGATTTACAACAGTGATATTCGTTCTAGCTGTCTTAATGCGAGTTTTTTTGTCAGCAGTCCACCATTCAATTTCAATAAATGCACCGCCACTATCAATAGGTGTTTTCCCATCAGTATTGAAATAACCTGATGCAACAAAGTCTTCGTTAACTTGACACTCAATAAATTGACTTGTAAGTCCCCACCAACGATCTTGAGACTGGCCAGTAACGGTAATTGCAAATGTATTCATACCTTTGTATTTTAAATTCGTATCAACAGCACCAGTAGCTCCATTACCGCTATTCCAAAACCAATATTTCTGTCCTAACGTAAAATTAGCATCACGCAACTCGTTGACAGTACCTAAACCACCTACATAAGCTTCAACATCTTTCTTTTTCATTGCTAGCTTCAATTCTTCAGATTGTTGCAGGATCGTTGTAGTAGCTTGAGTCAGTGTTTGCCCTTGCTGAGTTTGTATTTCCTGTATTTTTTTTACATCACTTGTTATCCCTTCGGCGTTCTTCGTAATCTCCGTTACTTTCTGGCTGAATACATTTTCTTTTACCCCATCTTCCGGAGACGGAGCGAATGCTTTCGGCATAGATCCTTTTAACACAGATACATTTTTGAAGTAGCACTCACTACCATCAGCAGAACGATCGCCATAAATATACAAGCTAAAACCTTTTTTCATATCTGATTTATCATGTAATTTCATTGTTGTATACAGGCGAACCCACTTTTTAACAGGTTCGATCGTTAATTCTGGCGTACCCCCACTATGAAAGCCCATTGAAGTGTTACCCTCAATAAAGTGGTGTAATCCTACCGCTATTTTGTTATTTGCTGTTTCCGTCCATACATCTAAAGCGATCGTGTACGTATCACCTGGCTGGAAATCATTTCGGAAACTAGCTGGCATTTCTTGAGGCATTCCAAGCCACCTTTTAGCTTGACCGAATTGACCATTTTTGTTAATAACAGCAACTACAGGATACCCAAACTTTTTGTCATTAACGTGCATATGATAACCCTTTGTAGGATTTGTTGTTCCAGCGTTATAACCTGTAGCCCAATTACCAGCGCGCAAATTACCGTTTAGGTTCTTATCCCATTGCAGATCGTTATCGGCCCAATAGTGTGTGAAATCTCCGTTACGTGCATAGTTACGATCACCAGCATCATTAATGATAGATTCTGTTTTTTCAATACGCTCTTTTACACCATTGAAACTTTGTTCCAACTCATAAGTCGATTTTGTGAAATCTGTAGGAACTGACCCTTTTTCGAGTTTGTGCTTCTTCATACGTAGTCTTTTGCCTACAGAGTCTGCATTTCTAGCAAATCTTATCCTTAATCCCCAACCTGTGGATCGTTTGTCAATCTTGAAAGTCCAGGACTCGCGTTTCCACACGTTAGATACAGGTACCCCTTTCTGTACAGCCTCATTCCATATACCATTAATAAATTGGAATAAAACGAAATCAACTTGAGCATCATTTTGTATGTCCAGAGATATAGTCATATCTTTATCTTTTTCAAAGTCACCCATTTTCGTATTATCTAAATGAAATTGATAGAAAGAGTCAGTATGATCCAAGCATTCTAATACAATGTATTCAGCAGGCTGTACAGCGAACTTAGCTTTGTTTACTTGTGCGCCTCCAATCATTCCAATTGTTTGTGGTTTTTCGTTTGGCCCAGTGTTAATAAACCAGTTTTCAACTCCAACAGTACGATCTTCAACCTGCTCTAATTTTTTAGAGATTCTTCCAGCTTCTTCTTTTATTTCAGTTGTTATCTTGGTGAAAACATTACCATCTGCAATATCTTCAGGAGCCGGCCGCCAAGAATATTCTTTGCTTCCTATAGTCAATTGTGGTGAACTCTGCTGATACCAACAACCAGTAGGAGGGTTTACGTCAGGTTCTATACGTAAATGACTCTCGTTATCTGTTCCTGTTAACGACATCATACTTGCTGTCACTGTGAACGAAACGCTTACCCTTTGCCATTGATTAGTAGATTTATTTGGACGGATTCCGGTAGCACCTGCTGTAAAATAGAAAGTGTGTTGTAAATCTTGGCCATCCGTTAAACCTTTTACTCGAGTATAAATTGTATAGGTTACTTTATCTCCTACTTTGACAACTCCCCGATTCACCAAGTCTTTGAAGTTATAAGCTAAAGCAGTCCATGATGATTGGGTTTCAGCAACTGCATTACCTTGAAAAACATCCTTCGAAATTTTAACTTTATCTGCTGATTTAAGCCACCAACGATTGTCCGCTTGCGCAAAGGTCAAAGCGCCATCAAAAGATTTAGAACCGATTAACAAGTTTCTTACATCGTCATTAATGTTTGCTACACTTTCTTTAACTTCTGAAATAACTTTCCTATTTCCGTCCGCATCACTTTCTAATGTATTGATTTTATTTGTAGTCTCACTACTATTTTTCGTTAATGTTTCAATAGACAGTTTAAATTTCTCAGAATCCTGTTCAACCTGGGTTACTTTTTTATCAATTTCACCTTGGTCTCTTTGTACGTCAGAAATAGTTCTCGTAACTTTTTGAAGACTTTCTGTTACTTTATTAAATTGTCCAGTGGTTTCTTCTTGCACTTCCTCCACTTTCTTATTTAATTCTTCTTTTGTGAGCTGAATATCCTTGTTAACCTGCGCCAGTGTATCTTTTTTAATTGATTCCACATCAGGAATAAGAAGCTCCCAATCTTTCCCGTTCCATACTTTTAAAATACCTGGTTTACCGTTGCTAATATCTCGCCATAATGTTTTACCTGCTATAAGATTATCAATTGGTGGATTTTTAGCTTCAATAATATTTACCGTATTATTTTTCAGGTTTTCCTGGACCTTTTCAGCAATTTTCTTAGCGGATTCAGATTCTTTTTGAGCATCATTTGCTTTTTCAGCAGTCTCTTTAACCAATTTATCTAGCTGATCTAAAATTTCTTGTTTACTACCTAATGAAGCCAGGACTTTATTATAGAGCTTACGTAATTCCTCGTTTGGATCAACAATTTCACGGTAATCACCAAATACATATTTATCTTGCATCGGATCTTTAAATGACTCATCGCCAGCGATTGCTCGTGCTTCAAGGTATAACTTGGGTGTAAATCCAGTATCTTTAATTCGGATTGTATCGCCTTCATTAATTAACTCATGTGCCAATCCAAACACACGACCAATTGATTGTGCTTCAACTTCATAAGAAACAGATGTGTTTACACGTTTTTTCATCTCTGTTTTCATAAGAGTCATTAAACGGCCTGGAGTTATATCTTGTTCTGTCTCTGGAGTATAGAATCCGAATTTATGCTTTCCTTTTTCATTCCAGCGCTGGAACGCATCATTATCTACGATGTACGGCAAACCATTATTTATACTCTCAACTGTAATTATCTTATCTCCTTCACCTTTAACGAACCCTATAAGCGCTGTACAGACATTTTGAGAGTTTTCAATACGTTTGATTCCCATTAAATCTTTACCAAGAGTTACTTCTTTACCTATTTCTCGACCACGCTTCTTAACCATATCCACATAACGACCAACGAATTGATTACCAACAACTTCAGCACGATACACAATTTCCAAATCAAAAAGAGAAGCGATATCCTTTAATAATTTAAGCGGATCGATAGGTTCAGTGATAGTCATTGTATGAAAACCAGAGTATTCTGTACGACCTCTTTTCCACTTTGTCCCTGTTAAAGCTATGTCAATAAACTCATTGACCGTTTTCCCTTCAATTCGTTGAGGATTGATAACACCTGCTTTTGCTAATAAAATCCACTCACCAGATGCATAAGTAATTACGGATCTATCATTAGAAACTTTTTCAGCTTCAGTAATTACATACGGTACAATAACACCGCTACGCACCTCTTTTAACACTAAGTTTTGTTGCATGAGTGTAGCTGCTTGTTCTGTACCATCAGCCGTTGTAAAATCAAACTTATCAATATTGTTCTTGATTTCCCAATGCCGTTTATCATCCCAATAATCTTTAGATTGGATAGTAGAAACAATTTTTTCTGTTTGAAAATCAACAACATGAAGTATCCCACTTGGTGTTCTCATCTAAATCGCTCCCTATATTTAACCTTTGCTGTTCCTATATCAGAAGGCATGATTTCAAGTTTATTAATACCTTTATTGATAACAGGAAAATTACTAAAAATATCTTTTATGTTAATAGCGTTTTTCCCTTCAATACTGACATGACTGTTTTCTGTATCAATCACAACTTTGTCACCAACATCGACTATATAAGGCGGTGTATTTTGATTATTTAAGTTCACTTTCCAAAATTTCAAATCAGAAACTGTCATCGCTTCTACTGGCGGAACATCTTGCCACTGCATGATACTTATCTGTATTTGAGCTGCTTTTTCCATATGTTTATTGTCTTTATCGGTCCATCTTGCAAAGCGCTCTGAATCATCTTTTTCTGTTCCAGGAAGAAATTTTGAAATATAAGCCTCCCAATCATTACCGGTTCTAGCGATCCACAACCTACCATAATACTGATTCCATGTATTCGGATAATCACCACTCTCATAAATTAAACCTGTTTTTCCAGGCTTATTATCATATCCAATTACCATCGTTCCAAAATTTTGTTCAGCTTGCCAATAGAGGTCATTCATGGCAATTTTTGAAAGAACTTTGCTGTTTTCATCGAGTATCGCTATCTCAACTCGTCCCATTTCATTTATTTTTTTACTCTTACATGTAACGTGGGCTTGCATAATAAAATCTTGTACTGGCCCACCAGGGATACTCTTCTTAACAGCCGCGCCATGCCATCCATTACCCGAGCCATAGTCCGAACAATAGAATTGGTAACTATCTGTTTTCATTTCACCAACTGGATTACCATCTTCCATAGAACTAACCTTACTCCACCCTACAGTTGTGGACATTTCATCCCATATAAGACGTTGATTTCTTTCTACAGGCAATTGCTCCATTTTTAATGGCATTCCAATACGGAAATAATCCGGTTCCTTTGAATATTTATCTTCAAACCATACATCTAAAAAAGTGTTTGGGTTCGTAATGTCAATCTCAATAATCGGATTTGAATGCACCGAGCCTTTGTTTTGGACATTAGCAACTAACCCACTAACATCTTTTTTAAAATCAACCGTTTGCTCATTCCCTAATTTATACGGCATTGGACATACAAAGTTCAAAGTACCTTTTCCTAAAGCAACAAAATCCTCAGGATCAAAATCTTCATCAATAACCGCTAGGTATGTCCTATCAGGTGTGACATCAAAGACTAATTCAACAGGTTTTTCTGTAATTAACCACTCTGCTATTTCTTCTTTTAATGTTTCTAAGTCAGATCCGTCAGGAACAATAATTCCGACCGGAACAGGTAAAACTCGCATTTCAGTTTCTGTCGTTAATAATCTTGCACCTGGATAACCTGGAACACTTAGAAATTTCCGTTTTAACGGCGCCCACGCTGGTCTTTTCCAACCTTTTTCTATTTGAATGAAACCTTTACGCTCATTGTTAAATGTAAAAGAGCTCACGTTGCCACCTCATTTCTTTTAAAAATAAAAGAGACTCAAACTTAAAAGTCTGAATCTCTCTGCGCTTCTCTTTCTTGATATTCAGTTGTATAACGGTACGTACCACGCGCTACATCTCTTCCTTCTAAATTAACAGGCACTTCAATAACTAAATCTCCACCAAGCATCGGAATAACTCCACCGCTAGAAGATGAATCAGACCCGTAATTAATCACTTGATTGGATATGCTACTTGCCATAGCTTGTCTACTATTTGACATGCTTCCATACACACCACTCATGACACTCTTTAAGCCTGATAATTGACTCACAGAAATAGCCATCATACGGCTCATGTCACCCATTAGTTGATTTATTTCTCCCGGCATAGCAAATTGTTGTCGTGGCATGGCTGCTACGATTCCAGCACCAATATCTCCAAGTGTCTTTTTATTCAGGGGAAGCACAGCTTCTCGTCCCGCTTCTCCTGCACCTTGCAAGTTTCCACCATTCATTCCGAAGATAGTTGGTTTAGTGAAGATACCACCTTTTGCGCGCCAATCAATATTAATTCCTGACGGAAATGTAACATCTTTACCTAAAACATTTTTCGTGCTTGTTTGTAAGCTGAAGTGTGGAAGAGGTGGCATTTCTGGTTTTGGAATTTTTAACTTCAAGTCACTAAAGAATCCCTTAATCTTCCCAATAAATTTTTCTATACTGTCAACTGCATCTTTAATTGGATCTATAATAAAATGTTTTGCCGCTTCAAATTTTTCTTGAGCTGCATTCTTTACAGAATCAAATTTTTCCCGTGCTGTGTTGTACATATCATTAAATTTCTCTTTTGCAGAATTATAAGCTGAAATTATTGGTTCAACGATGTATGTGTAAACCATCTTCCATGCTTCAAGTGTATACCCTTTTATTTTCGCCCAAATTCCTAACATCCAATTGGATAAATCATTTAACTTTTCTTTTGTTGCGTTCCACAATTCCTGAACAGGCTGAATGACATATTGTTTTACTAAATTCCATGCTGCTGATGTATATGATTTAACTGTCTCCCATTGTGAATTTAGCCAAGAAACTAAATCACTGAACTTTTCTTTTACTAAGTTCCATGTATCTAGAACAGGTTGAATAATATATTGCTTAAATAGTCCCCAAGCAATTTGCGCCATTGCTTTTGCAATTTCCCATTGTGTACCAAGCCAAGTGACCATTTCACCGATTTGTGTACTTACCCAGTCGTAAGCTTCCTGAATCGGTTGAATAATATATTGACAGATTGCCGCCCATGCAATTTGTGCACCTGCCTGCATTAACAACCAACCAGCTTCTAAAACGGTAGAAACTGCCGAAATAATTGGATCTAAAACAGTAAGAATTGTATCCCATGTTTCTTGCCATGCTTGCGTTAATGTTCCCCACAATTCAGATGCTGTTTCAACTAAAGAGGACCACCAAGAGGAAGCAGTTTCAACAATCCCAGACCATAAACTACTAAAGAATTCACCTATCGGATCAAAGAAACTATGCATCATTTCTATGAAAGAAGACCATGCTTCAGAAAAGAATTCAACAGTAGAATTCCATGCATCGCTACACGCCTGCTTCACACCCTCCCATAAATCACTAAAAAATTGACCTATCGGATCAAAAAATTCATGCATTGCTTCTAAAAATGAAGACCATGCTTCACTACAGGACTGGGATATCCCGTCCCAAAGCTCTACTAAGTACTCTTTAATAGAATCCCATGCTTCTATTGTCCAATTTTTAATATCATCCCAGTTTTTATAAATAGCCACTCCTAGAGCAACTATAGCCGCTATGATAATAGGAACTATTGCAACTATGCCTAGTGCAGCGGCGGCTCCGATTTCAAATACACCCATGACCGCCATAACTATTGGTGCAATTGCCATAAGTGCCCCTGAAATTACCCCAATAGCCGTTGCAACTGCTGCTAATGTCGCTGCTAATTCTGGATTATTAGAAATCCAATCAGCAATACTAGCAACAACATCAGCAATTACTCCTAGTATAGGTTCAAGAGCCATTTGTAAATCGCCCATCGCTTTTTGGAACTTTACAGCTGGATTTGCATCTAATTTTTTAACAGATTCATTTAGGTTATCTTGGTTTTGTTGAAGGTCTTTTGTTTTCTTAGAAGCTTCAATTAAAGTATTTGTTAGATTTTGACCTTGATCTTCAAACATAGTGGCTAGGACTTTAACCCCAACTTGGTTTTTCTTAACAGGGTCTTCTATTCCGTCAATAGCTTTAGCTACTTCTACCATCGCTGCCGCGCCATCTCTTCCGCCTTTAGCGACAGATGCCCCCCATTTTTCTATTTGTTCAGTTGCAATACCGGAACCGTCAAGCGCTTCTTTTAAAGCCTTATCAGCTCCTTGTGCGAATTCAGTTAATTGAACCCTACCTTCTTTCAGTCCGTCTAAGAGATTATCGATCATTTATATTCAACGTGATTCGCAACGTCACGCCCGTTCTTTTATGAACTGCTATACGTCACCGTATAGATTAGACTATATCTTCAACTACTTGAGTTGCTCCCCGTTTCGAGTGTCATTTGCTTACACCCTACGTCTTTCGACTAGTCGTTGCACGTTCCTTAATTAAAAGGCTTCGCTCAGTATTGTCTCATTTGAGAGTTTCACTGAATTAAAGGAGTTTTTCATTGTACGTCACCATACAAGGGAACTATAATCTAATTCCAGCTACCTGTTTCAACGCCTGCTTCCATAATGGCTTGGACTTCCTCAGCTTTAAAGCCTGCACGAGTTAGCTGACTACCATATTCAGCAATGATGTCTAGCTGTTCTGGCGGAAATCCTATTTTCAGTAAAGCATCAACCATACCTAAAGCATTATCTTGCGTTATCCCTAATTCATTACCTATTTCATAGGTTTCTTGAACTAATTCCGTAAAATCTATACCTTCATAAGAAGCTGAAATTGCTGCCGCTCCCTTAACAATTGCTGCATTCGCTTCATCACTTATATCTTTATTTAAAGCCCATTGCCTACGGACTCCTTCTAAAGATGCTTCTGCATCAACACCATAAGCAGTAACACCTCTAATAGCTTCCTCTACTGATTTTCTAGAGGACTCTGGAACATCAAATGTAATATCAATTTTTGTTTTTAATTTTGACATATCCATCGCTTTTTCAATTGCGGTTGAAATACCACCACCAGCAGCCATACCACCAATGACATTTTCTAATCCAACCTTTAAACCTTCAAACTTCTTCTCTGTTCTATCAGCTTCTTGTTGTAAGTCTCTTAGTTCATTTCGTACTTGTTGAATTGAATTACCAGCATCCACAGATCGAAGAGCGCGTTGTAATTTCTCTATATCTGTTTCTGCTCCTAATGCTTCTCGCCCAATAATCCCAATCGCTTGTTCTAATTGTTTACTGGTTGCCGTCCCACTTCTAATTGCATTTACAAGACGATTACCTAACGCGCCTGCAAAATCATCTACGCTCTTTCCTGTAGCACTGAACAACGTTTCTAATTGTCTTGTTGAACTTGCTGCATTTTCTTGTTCAGCTTTCATATTACCAAGCTTATTTTTCAGACCATCAAGTGACCCTTGTGTAAATTCAATTTCACGCCTAAACGCCCTATACTGTTCTTCTGAAATTTTCCCATTTTGGAATTGTTCTTGAACCTGTTGCTCTGCTGCTTTTAATTTATCGAGCTTTTGTGTAGTGTTTTCAATTTGTTGTGTAAGCAATTGTTGTTTTTGGGCAAGTGCTTCAACGTTACCAGGGTCAAATTTTAATAAACGTTCAACATCTTTTAACTCTTTAGTCAAAGAATCACTTTGTTTATTCACATCTTTTAAGGCGTTTTGTAATGGCTGCGTATTCCCGCCGATTTCAATTGTAATCCCTTTAATTTTTCCTCCTGCCATCGTTTCACCCCTTCCTTAGAACGAATCAAAGTCTTTTTGGTTTGCTTTTCTTACTTTTTCTTTATCCGGATTCTCCATTTCAGCAAATTCAGCAATGTAATCAAAGCAATCGCCAATTGTCATTTCTTCTAAATCCCAACTTGTTAATTTTGCTTTATAACAAAGAGCAAGGAACGTATCAGTTGATAATTCTTCACCACTGAACATTCCTTGCTCTCCATTAGTTTTCGTTATTTTTTTTTTGCTCCCATTGTTATTTGGATCATATCATTAATTTCCGGCATAATTTCGTAAATAGGAAACTCTCCGAACCCATCCAACCATGTTATTGGATCCGGAATGCTCGGATCAGCTGTTTTAGCATATAACCAAACTAAATCATAAAAAACTTCAAAATCAGCCTGTTTAAAGTCTAAGTTTGAGATATCAATAGTCGCTTCTGGACTGTCTGGCGAAGCGACCGTACCCATAGCTCCCAATGCAAACATATCTGCAAATAAATCTCGTCTAAACTGTGCTTTGTAACGTTTAACTGTTGCTGCTGTACATTTTAATCTGACTTGTTTTCCGTCTATTGTAATTGTCTTTTCCATTTATTTACGCTCCTTTTGGCAATGCAGGCACTTTTGTATATACTTTTTTGTACCAATTATCATAAATTGCTTGTTTTGATTTAGTTGTAGTTTTTGTTTTAACCATACGTTTTCCATTAATATCAATAGGGCTCGATACAAATTTAAGTTCATTTGTATTTGGTTCTGCTGAATTTGTTTTCGTTTTAGATGCAAGTGTTGGACGACTTGCTGAACAGTTAAACATAACATGTCGAGTCGCTCTTACATCACCATCAAATTCAAATAATAATGCAAATGGTTTTCCTTTTGCATCGGCTAACTCATTTAACACACCGTCTTCTTCATCTAATTCCTCACCTAATGCATCAATTGCAAATTGCTCCGGAATATGAGCGATTGATAAAGTGCCATCATATCCTTGGTTATTACTTGCTGCATAGTAAAGCATGTCATCTGCATAGAATTCAATTAAATCCCCTCGTGGATCAAATGTTAATTCAACCGCACCTGGTAATGGAATCGGTGTACTGAATGTAACTACACCATCTTTAATATCAAAAAGCGCATAATGGACATTCTTTAAACCAAAAGCTACTTTATTTTCATTCATTTATATCAACCTCGTTTCATAAAATTTTTGATACATTTTTTCCGATTCAATAAAAGTCCCATACGAGTCATAAGGAATCTCATGATCGTCTAGGACTTGTTCTAGCTTGGCTTCCGCAACTACATCTTTCTTAGTTGTATAAAGCTCTATATTTACATCATTTATCTTGTGATACACCTTGTTATCAGCCATTAAATTTGCTGAACCATCCACAAGAAAACAGATATACGGTGGTGATGGAACTGGATTACCTGGTGTTGCTGTGAAATGCGAATAAGCCACAGGATAACCTGTAGCTTCAAGGATTTTTATAAATTCTCCTAATGTTAAAGTCATGATTCAATTGCCCTTTCAATACGTTTCGGCAATTCATCAATTACATACTCTTCAACAGGACGAATATGCACTTTTTCCAGTACGCGGCCACCACCAGTTTTTGCATGGCCATTTTCTAAAAGATGCGTTAATTGCCCCTTTGTATTATGGATAACAACGGCTTTATCAACTTTTTTCTTTCGCCAACCTTTACGGTAACCACCTGTTTTCTTAGGACTATTTTGTCTTAACTTACCTACAGCGATATCAGCTACATCTTCTTGTGCATTTATCAATTCTTCTTCTACAACATTTGCATATCTTTGTAATTCTCTAGCAAGCTCTCCCGCAAAATCATTCATATTAAACATACTCCTTTGCGATTATAGTCAATGTTTGATTCATTTCATCATCATTCATTGGCGGTTCGATAATATCAAAGATACGACCTTTCATATTAATTCGCATTTCTTCCGTAATACCAGAAATGTATGGAATTACGAATCGATAAACTCGTGTAGCTTGTGAAGCGGAAGCTTCAATGTACTCAGATCCTTTCACTGTTTTTATCATCGCCCAGGCTTTTTTAAATTCTGGCCAAGATGTTTCGATTACTTGGTTTAATTCATCTTTTATTACTACAGGTTGTTCGATACGAATTCGATTGCGAAAATCTCCCGTATTCAATGGTTTCTTATACTGAAAAGGACGCATATTACTCACCGTCCAATTTAGTTTCTTCTAACGCTTTATCAACACCTAAACTATTAATCTGACTTAAAAAATTCTTGTCAAAATACTCTAAGGCATCGTTATAGGCATAACGAGAGCGTTCAAAGACTAATTCCTTGAACTCCTCGTTATTATTTAAATCATAATCGCCACAAACTCTTAATAAAGCCATATTGGACGTAGAAAGGATACGCTTTAGGTTATCATCTTCCTCATCTCCTAAGTGCATCCTTTCTTTGAACTCTTGCAATATTTCATCTGAAATTGTTGCGTTTCTCATTCATTTCACCCTTTATTTAGATTTTGTTTCTGCAGGTGGTGTAAATGAAATTGCTAAATCGTAAACAAGGGCTGCTTTATTATCTTTCGGTTTCCCATTAGCAAATTGTTTAATTGTATAAAGAGTAGCATCTTCGAAAGCTAATGTTTGATCAAATTCTTTTAGCTTGTATCCACCTGCGATTGCAGCAATATATTGTCCTTTTACAAAGAATAATGCTTTACCAACAGGAACTTCCTCACACTCAACAGGTTTAATGTTATAAGGCAATGCCATTACCCATTGACCTGTTGGGGTCTGGATTGTATTACGTGCTTGTACGCCAATCGCATCAATCGGGTTAACTACCATTACAATTTTATTTAATACTTTTCTGGATTTCCCTTTTGCATCAACAGATAAAGCTTTTACTACTTCATAAAGTTCGCCTGCTACAATCTCCCCTTTATCAGACGGAGCAAATGTTAATTTACCAGAAGATTTTTTATCAGTAACAGCGCCTGTTTCTGGATTTACATCTTTCATTAAACCAACTGGTTGGTGCGCTACAGATCCGCCACCATTAATAAACCCAAATTCTAGACCGACAGAATATGTTTCTACTAAAACAGTTCGAACATAACGTTCAATCCATTCCGGTCCCAGTTCCTTCATATCATTCGGAATTGCTGCAAATGCAGTTAATTTAAGTTGGCCAATTTTTTCTTGTTTGAAGATGGCATCGATTTGACCACGGATTTCACCGAATAATTCGCCCCATACATACGCCTTCGTTGCATCGGAATAAATAAACTTCGTAACAGCTCCTAAATCCTGCAAACCAACTTCAGCCAATAATGGATGTTCTGTAACTAAATCTTCAAACACACGCTCTTGCGTCGTTACAGGAAGGATTGAGCCATCTGTAAATCCACCTTCTTTAACAACTGCATTGAAGAATTTTGTTTCTGCTGAAGTTAAAACATTTTGACCACGTTGTTGTAAAATTGAACGATCAAGCATATCATTATTCACTTGTTCACGAACTGTATTTGCTACATCTGTTTGTAGTGCATCAAAGAAACCTTCAAACGCTGACGTTTGTTCTTGTTCTGTACTTTCCGCGTTAGTTAATGTGTCCGTCAACTTTGCTTTTGCCTTAGTAAATGCTTCAGATTTATTAAATTTAATTGTCATTATGTATTTCCCCCAATTTTTATAATTTTAAAAGGAGCCCTTTAATCCCACTGTTTTTTACAGGTTTAGGATTCGGCTCCTTTGGTTGTTCTTCTATATTGTTTTGTAAATCATTCAAGATTTCATTTTTTAATCCTGATAATGCTGCATTTAAATCTTCTTTTGTAATCCCTTGGCCTTTGTTCATGGTTCCACTTCTAAAGCCATCGATTACTTTCTGCGGAAGCATGGCAGCAATAGCAGTTGAAGCTGTCATTTTAACCTGATTATCCATAAACATAATTTCGTCCACAAAATTATTTTCTAATGCTTGTTGTGGACCCATCCAAGTTTCTTCAGCCATCATATTAAGTAATTCCTCTTCTGACTTACCACTCTTAATGACATAGGCATTTACAATTGCTCTATCTGTTGTCTTTAACATTTCAGCCGCTTTTGACATATCACGATGATCTCCACCATTCCACATAGAAGCATTATGAATCATGATTTGTGCTGTTGGTGAAATGCGAACCTTATCGCCAGCCATTGCAATTACAGATGCTGCACTTGCTGCTAAGCCAACGATTTGAACTTCAACCTGGCCAGGATAATTTTTTAATGCCGTATAGATTTCTGATCCTTCGTGGACATAACCACCTGGGCTATTAATTGAGACAATGATATCTTCTCCATTAGCATTAGTAAGTTCTTTTTCGATTCTTCCTGGACTTGTCGCATCCATTTCAAACCATTTATAAATCCAAGCTTCATCACTTGAAATGATCGGTCCTTTAACGTCAATTTTCACTGTCATTTTCTTTCTCACCTCCTTCAGATTCAGTTAGTTTCGTATAGTTTTTCGTGATATGATGTGTATTTAAATTAGGATCGTCAGAAATTTCATATCCTACTTCTAATCGAATTTCATTTCCTGTAAACGCACTTGAAGAAATAAGTTTATCAATACTTGTAGCAAGATCAAATATACTTTGGTAAGAGACAGGTTTAATTTCAATCTTTTGCCCATCAAGGTACTCATTCATTTCAAAAAATTTCATATTCGCTTCGTCTGAAAGTTTCTTAAGTAATGGTTTTACAGTAAACAGCATATAATTTTTCGTTTGCTTTTCTACATCAGCCATTTCTCCATACAATAAAGCTGTCGGAATACCAAAAGCCATTGCTACTTGATTTAAGAAACCATTCGTTACTTTATTGATTTCGTCCACACTCTGACCAGAATTCCCTCCGCCTGATGTTTCAGCATACTTAAATCCTGGTTGTTGTGGAATTATAGCAACATCTTTTTCACCAATCGCTTTATACATGTTGTCTATGAACTCTTGAAGCTTCGCTTGATGTTCTTTGCTTTTTGCTGCAAGCATATCCATATCTACTGTTCCACGAATTTGATTCTTACGCTTTTGTGAACTTAATACCCTACCAAATAAATCACCGTAATCAGCAAATAATCCATCAATTAACGGGGATAACTTATCATTACGATATTTTAAATGAATGACTTCGCTTTGTTTAAAGCTTCGCTTAAATTGATAATCTTTCACAGTAACATTCGTAAAAGTATCTTCATAAACAGCGTATTCATTATGTTCAAAATCATCTGCGATAAGTAGATCACCATCATCGGCTTGTATGATTAAGGCTTCATTATCATAAATAAGCTTATTAATGTACCTTTCCCAAAAGGTACTAGCTGTCATATTTTTATTTGGTCTAATATTTAATCGATAGTACAACTCATTCTTTTCAAACTCTTCACCATTTTTCACTCTGAATTCTGATTGACTAATTGTTCTCCCTAAAAAAGATATACAAGTATCAATCGCTAATCTTTTCATGTGAACTCTGTTTGCCTTTTCAATAAACATTTCCACATCAAACATAAATCCTACTTCACTATTTCTTTTAAATACTGCATCCAACCATCCAATGGCTATCACCCCCTTTATTAGAATTTAATACCGTCTAACATAAAGTCAAATTCATCCACAAGAATTTTATCCGCTTGCCATAATGCATGAATGAAAGCTTGGAATCCATCTGTTTTCCTTTTGAATTCATCTTTTTTCAAATACTCCTTGTTTCCATCTTTTTTAATATGGACATAGACGTTGTTGGTGTACCAACGCATTAATGGGTTGTCTCCAAAGATAATATGGTTATTAGCAAATAGCGTTTCAACTCGTGGAGCTAAAAGTGAATGAATTGCTTTTGGATTACGGATATATAGCAATATGAAACCTTCCGCTTCAAGCGCTGTTTTAACCAGATCAAGACGGAATGTATCGGCTACTATTGTATTAAACCCATATAACTCACGCATTTTTACAAACCAATCTACAATGTGAGAGATATTAATCACTGGCTCATCTAGAATAGTGAGCAATCCTTTTTCTTCCCATTCCTTAATAGGTACTTTTAATTTCACTTTGTCCAAAAAGCCTTTCCTTACAAAAGAATGCGATTTCCAAATATAATCTTCACCATGCTTAAATAGTAGCCCTACTGATGCAAAGTCTTTAATACTAGCAAAATCGAGCCCGCCTACGGCTGTTTTATGCCTTAGATCCGGAATTTCTCTAAGTGTTACTCCATCTTCTTCAAAACCAGTACGCATGATTTCCTCCCATGGAGCTACAGACTTAGTTAAATCTACTTCTGGTAAATTCATTCTTTTAGTCATGAAATTTTCCCTATTAGATGGATCATTTTCAAGATTTTTATACTGACGCACAACTTTTTTAAACAAACCTCTAGCATATTGACTCATAGGCTTACTAAACATCGGATTTGCTTTTTCCCACATATCTGGATTGTCTACTTCTTCAGGATTATCCAACTTACAAATAAAAGGAAATAATCTATCCTCTTTTTCTTTTCCTTTCAGGATATTCATAGCTCGCTCTTTCATTTTGTCAAGATAACCTTCACGAACAAATCCATCTGTGGTAATAAAAAATTCCCTAGAGTTAGGAACTTTACCTAAACCACTAGAGAATACCTCTACAACATCGCTATTTTCATACCTATGTATCTCATCATAAATAACACATCCATCTCTTAATGAGTCCTTACTTCCTGCATTCGATGTATGAAATTCAAAAGTCGAACGAGTAGCTTTATTCGTTATTAATTGTTTTGTTGATACAAACAGCTCGTCTAATATTTCATGCTTTTTATTCTTTTCATAAACATCTATAAAAGAAGTCTTAGCTTGCCTTTCTGTATTAGCAACTACTGATACGTTATAATGCCCAATACCATGTAATTCACTAATAAAGAAGTGTGTCAAAGCACTAATCAAGCCGTTTTTACCAGCACCCCTTGCCATCATCCAAAAATGCTGATCAAAATAAACATCCTCGTATTCATCAAACAAAAATACAAATGCTATTAAAAATTTTTGAAAGGAATTTAATTTAAAATGCCATTTTTCTATGAAAGTTACACATTTATGAATTAAATCTATATCAAAATGTAAATCATTACGGTTTAATATATCTTTCTTTAAATAATGAATAAGCATGATACGTTCTTTATTTAATACCACTGTTCCCGTTTCATATAGTTCTATATATTCCCTTACATACTCATGAACAATCATATTAAATCACTTGCCGAATACTTCTTAATTTCTTTTTTATTACTTCCTTCTGGCAACAAATCTGTTAGTTGTTTAATGACTCTTTGATATGATTGATCGCGGGTATTATATAGTCGGGCAACAGGCCGTTCTCTTTCATACGGATCTGTTTTATCAGATTGTGAGAACATTTCATAGTCACCATTCTCAGATATATCTATCCACATCTCATTTAATAAAACTCGTAATCTTGCTGCCTGAATAATTAACCCTTCAACCACTTTCAACTTACTAGGTGGGATGTCTTTAAATAATCTTTTCAAACGATTTTTTTCTTTGTTAACTAGCACCTCACGCTCATCAATGTCCGCCATACTATCACCTCGATTCAATCATATTTTTATACTGGGTAGGGGTCCTATACGAAACAGCTTAAAAATCTGGAAAAACGACCCCCTCCTCCGGTGCCCCTTAGAGCAATTTTTGATGAAATATTTTAAGGGGGGGTGTTATTACTGAATCATTTTTACCACTTTTCATCGTTTTCCCATTTATTCGGTTTCTTTTCAAAGAATCTTCCATGTTCTTTATTATGGCAATCCACACAAACTGTTTCCAAATTATCTTTTTCTAATGCAAGCTCTGGATGATGTTCTAGTTCTTTTATATGATGGACAACGAGTTGAATCTTCTTACGATTTGCGCTCTCACTGTATTCATTGGTGTCTGTTTGAACTCGACCGTTACGCTTACACTCTTGACATTCATAGTTGTCACGCTTCTTTACTTGCTCGCGTATCCTCTTCCACTCACCGCTGTCATAGAACTTACGCTTCTGTCGTTTGGTTTTGTATTCATTCATCTGTTTTTACCCAACGTTCTTTACTACCTTTATCTCTTTCCAATAAATCTTTTATCGGTGTTTGCTTAAGATATTCAATAGAGTAAAACATAGGCTTCTGTCCGTGGAGTTTATAATATTTGAATCGATTAATATCAATCCCAGACTTCTTATACGCTTTCTCATGAGGTTTAAGGTATTTGATGTATGCTTTCTTATCAATAGGTACCAGTCCAAGCACAGCAATCTTACCCTTTAAAACACTGTCCAATTATCCTCATTCCTTTCTTAATTTTTTCCAAAACAAAAAGCACCCAATTATGGATGCTTGATATGTTCATATTTATTTATAAAAATGTAAAAAAAAACACAGTAATTGCTAACTTTATATTTACACGTGTCGCGATACGTGTTATAATTAATTATAGATAAGGAGGTGATAATTTGAAAAGCGAAAGTTCAAAAGCAATAATCAAACGCCTAATGAAATCTGGATATGAATTACATAGCGTTCGTGGTAGCCACCACTACTACAAACATCCAGTTACAGGGATTAAGATTCCCGTCCCACATCCCCGTAAAGACTTAGGCGTTGGATTAACGCAAGCTATCTTGAAACAAGCAGGGCTGAAATAGCCCTCTCGTTTCAAATTTGAACTTAAACATATTATACACCAAACCAATTTAAAAAAAACTTATAAAGGAGAATAACTATGACTAAAGACTATTATGCATTCCCTGCTAGATTTCACTTTAATATTGATGATAGTGTACTTGTAACTTTTCCTGATTTACCTGGTTGCATGACAAGCGGTAAGAATCAAGAAGATGCTTTAATAATGGCTAGAGATGTATTAGGTGGTTTCTTATCAATAATGGAGGAAGATAACGATCCAATCCCTTCACCTTCTCAAATAACAGATATCATAAATGAAAATAGTAATGAGCATATTTTATTAATTGATGTTAGAATGCCCCCATATAGAAACAAAGATAATGTAAAACTAAAAAAGAAAACATTAACTATTCCACAATGGCTAGATGAAGAAGCTGTACAAAAGAATATAAATCAATCTAAATTATTAACAGAAGCTTTAAAAAAAACGCTAGGATATAATGACAAAACTAATACACCATAAAGGACGCCATATAAGCGTCCTCTTTTTTTATATAAAATATTTGTTATTTATAATTTTCTACTCTTCTTTGAACTGACACTATAGATAGGCACATATCAGTTCAAAGAAGAGCAAAAGCTCTCCTAGACCGTTTAGACTATTCTTATTACGTATTATGAAATCAAGAGATTTTTTATTTGCATAAGGTTCGTAACATCTTACACAAATTGAGTATTTTCTAATAGTGCTGATTGAACCGCTGAGGTGAAATAGCGACGCCCATTCAATCATCTACCATAGAAGATGGTTTCGGTAACCTTCACTTATAGGTGGCATTATGATGACAAAATTAATCGTTTTAAAAAAGAAAGTCCCTTCAATTCATACAGAAGAGACTTTCTTTTACTTGTTGTGCAATTTTTTTATCTGCTCTACGTAAATTTTGCTGAACTGTAGACCTTGTAACACCTCTCATTTTAGCAATTTCTTCCTGTGTAAACATCCCCGCTTTATACATTACAAATATTTCCTTTTCTGTTTTGGTCAAGGTAGACAGAGCATCATCTAACTGTATCTTTTCCCAGGTTGTAATTGCATTCTCTTTTTGCTCTTTATCCCATTCATACTCTGTTTCCTTACTTCTTAAATATCGTTGGATTAACAATGGATTTACTTTTACTTCTCTTTGATAAGAAGCTCTCCTTTCGATTCCCCGTTTTAATCCAGGTTCTTTTCCTGTACGCATCCACTTTAGAGAGTCTTCAATATCACTTATCATTCCATTTATAATTTTCTTATCTCTTTCATTTTCTTGGGCATTTGCTTTTTCTTTTACAACTAATAATTGATTCAACGTCTCTTTGTATTGTTTGATTAAGTCTATCATGCAGTTTGTCCTCCTTAGAATAAAAAAAGGACGCTGATTAGTTGTAAGAAATATTCTTTCTTACAGTTAATCAACGTCCTTGAATGTGGACTATTTTCTTTTTATTTTTAATACTTATTTCGGTATGTGAAATTATTTATTTTAATTCTCTCTTTTTCATTTGTATATGTAAGTTACCTGTAGTAACACTATATTTTTTTGCGATTTCAACATATGTTAGTCCTTGTTTACTAAGCGTTACTGCATTCTTACATATTCTATTCCATTCTTTAGTTGTTCGTGGTTTCTTCTGTTCAGTACCAATACGACCACCTAATAGAATCCCTAATTCATTAATTTTTATCCCCGCTTCGCACTCTGTCCAACAATGCGCTACATCCCTACTATATCTATAAGTACACCCTACGCAGTGTTGCTCTTGTAAATCTAAAATTTGAATACGGGCTTCTTTTTTATTCATATTACAGACCACTCTAACTTATCTACATGGTGCAGGTAATCTACTAACGCTCTATCGGTTGGCTTTACTAAATAAGCCCTATTATCAAATACTGCGCGTGGAATTGATTTTCTCCCACCTAATTTCGCATCACGAATGTATTCTTGAATTACTTCAAATGGAACTAAGAACACAGAATGCTCTATACTAAATTCTACTAAGAAGAAACATATTGCTCCTAGTTTTTCGGCTTGCTCTAAGTATTCAATTTGATGTGGTGATATATTCTTTAAAGCAAAGCTTGTCTTATTCGTTGTTGCTTTTGCTTCAAATGCTACCATTCTTCCTTTATATATTCCGTCATAATCAACAGTTGATTTCTTTTCAAAATAACCCTCTTTAATTCTTCCATCTTTAAATAGCTTTGTAACAACTACAGGTGTAGCTCTCTTTGTAATTAATGCAATGTTTTTTCGTTTATACATATCATTTGACCAATTAATTAAATTCTCAAATGCTGCTCCATGATCTCCGCTATAAGCCATAGTAATAACTCCTTTCTCAAATAACTATTTTGTTATAAAGCCGCTGACAATAATTCTTTCTTCAATTTCTCTTGCAATCTCACAAAAGTTTCATTTGAGAATCGAACAGCTGCACTTGGATATTTGTATTGATAAAACCCATCATCGAATTGGATATGCGTTTTGTCGTACCAATATTGAAACGCTACATCATTTGAGTACTCATTCAAATCTTTCTGCAGTTCTTTAATGAGTTTCCATTCTTCCCGCGCATCAGCTTCTGTAAAACGTCCTTCTCTACGATTGTAAAGTAAGCCCTCTTTGATATATTTAATTGTTTCTTCGATATCCACTACATCTCGATTTGCGATTTTACAAAGTATCTGATCTGCTCTAGTACTAACTAAAAATTCTTCTACACTTTCGTTTTCTCTTAATGAGAACCAATGAGCGAAGTTACCGAAGTCTGTAACTGCTGTAAATATTCCAGAACGATCTAATAAGAATATCCCCCAACCTTCTCCATCTACTGACGGAACTGAGTAACGAAATGCTGAAGCTTTTGCCATTTTCATTTCCTCCCTTTTATATTCAAATAATTCTTTTGTTTAGTTTTATAACGCTCGTTTTTCTCTTAACAATTGAATGTTATTTATAGTAACCGTATGAGCGCCACTTTCTCCTTTCAATATTTCCATTAAGTCTAAAACATCTTTTTTGCTATTTAGTTTCGAACGGCTAACAAACAAATACGTCCCTTCGGCAAATCCATTTCCGAGATGATTAGTGTAAGAAATTAAATACTCAAATCTACGTGGTTTCATTGTTCTCAATTTCATTCACCCATTTCTGTACAAAATTCAAATTAGATAACATCCCTAGGACTCTCTTATTTCAGAAAGTCCTGGGAATATAGTTTATTTAACTTGAACCAATGGATTAGCTTCTCCACTTACTTGTGGTAACTTGCCATCCCATTTTTCAATTTTTTTAATTTCTACAATTTCTGGAGTTAAAGACTTCTTAATAATCTCATTCGCTTCAGCTTTTCCTCTCGCTTCTTCAATAGCTTTCTCTGCATTGATTGTAGCTTGCTTTTTCTCAATCTCTGCTTTTTCAAGGTTTTGTTGAGCATCTACTACTCCTTGAATCGCTTTTGCTGTATTCGCATCTGGTTTAGGAGCTTCTAACGTAACGGAATCTACTAAGAACCCAGTAGTATCTACCATTTTTCTAAACTCCTTTTCTATTGCCCCGTTAATTTCCCCTTGATGTTGGAATACCTCAAGAACTGAATAGTTAGAGAAAACGTTTAATGTAGCTTTCTTAAGTCGAGTCTGTAGCCAACCGTTCTCAATTACATCTGGAGCTTGTCCTTTGAACTTGTTATATATCTTAGGAAGCTTTTCGGCGTCATTCATGTAATCGTAAGATAGACCCACTGTTAATGGCTTACCATCTTTGGTTTGTACGCTGAACTTATCGACTTTAACCGTTTCTGTTGAAATAGGATAAGCTGTTACACGTTTAAATGGTGAAACTAAATGCCATCCTTGTCCCAAGGTTTCTTTTTCAATTCCTGTACTTCTGTTATAAACAACACCTGCATGCCCCTGATCAATTACCTTCACGCTCATTGCTGTTAAAATTCCACCTGTTAAAAGACTTACTCCTAATACTGCTGCACCTACGATTTTCTTTGTATTCATTTTATTTTTCCTCCTTGAATATATTTTTAATTTTTAATACTACGTTTCCAATAAACTCAAAAACTCCTAATTTACCTGCAACGACCCACGCCACTGATATAAAAATCATTACTGCTATAAAACCAACAAATAGAGAATACATAACGTTCCTCCTTATTTAATTAATATCCACTAGCAAGACGACTAAAGTTTTCTTGATTTTTTTCTTTATACACTCTCACAACGTCATCCCATGTAAAACCTGCAAATTCAATAATTTTGTAGAATAAATCCATCATCATTATTAAAGGTCTTTTTGCGCCAATAGAGTCTTTGTATTCGGCTTTTCCAATAAGATGATTTGCATTCTTATCCATATGGAAGAACGCTTTATTAAAACCGTTTATTTTAGTTTCTGTAATATAAATTGTTCGAAGCAGATTTTTGATTTTAAAGTCCATAGCAACCGACAACCAAAAATGCAAAATATCAACCATTTCTTCTAAAAATGTATCTTTAGGTTGCTCAAATTTCGTGGACCACATTTTGAAAGAATTTGTTGCATTCCAGGCTTCATTCACTTCATTTTTTAGTGCATAAACCTTGTTATACAGCATGTCATAGCGAGCATAATTTTCTTTATGCTTCGCTATGATATCCTTATCTAAAACCCTTTGCATTTGGAATAGTTCCGTTAAATCTATAAATCGATTTTCCATGTAATTTCTCTCCTACTCTTGAAATTTATCTATCTGAACGTTTTCTTTTGTTAACCTTATCTACCAATCTAAAAGCAATCATAACCATCAATATACAGAATATTGAAACCACAAAACCCATGATTTAACCAGCCATATCTTCGGTAAAGAATAGAATCTCTAAATTTTCTATTGCAACCTCATATGTTTGATGTGAATTCATGATTTGTACAGTTGCTCTATCGTCTATTACGTGTAAAACGCGAGATGCATACACATCATCTGTTACAACATCACCAGAACGATACTCATTTGGCTTACGTCCCTTTTGAGCAAATACACGTCTTAAACTTTCTGCGTTAATTTCTTCTACCGTTGCATATCTACATTTATTTGCATGGTTGTAGCCCCAATCACCATGTATTGCTCCTTCACATCCCCATGTGCCCCATAACTCTACTTTGTTGTTAAATGTATCTTTAATCACTCGTTTCACTTGTGTAATAACTTTGTTATCCTTCAATTCGCATACAATCCATTGACCAGCAGTTACTTTTTTTTCACCAATTTGTAAATTCATTTCCTACCTCTCCTTTAGTTGAGTTCTTGAATTTCTTTCAATGATCTATTAGAAACTTCAATGTTACGAATCTTAAAATGATAATTCTTATGATATTTCTCACGAATTTTTAATGCCGCTTCTTCTTTCGTTTCAGCTTCACAAAATTCTAATTTGAATCCTGACTCTGTAACAATGTCCACCATGTATGTATCTATTAGTGGTTCATAAATAAAATCATGATCTATTGTGATTTGTTCAGTCATTTAACTCACCTTCTATCGGTGAAAGTGTAATAATCATTTGTTGCTCTAAAACGTTCCCTATCACAGCATTCATCCATAGATTAGGATTCATTTTTCTCATTAAAAATTCGATGACTACAATTAACTCTTCGGTAGATAAGGAAACAAATTCTCCTAAAGGTTCTTGATTGAACCTGCCACCACGTTTTTCAATTGTTAGAGCTACTTCGTTGTCAATCACGTACCTTTTTGCAGTTACCAAATCAAATTGACGGACTTTCTCGCGGCCGAATCCTTTTATTAATTCCTTCAGAACATCATGAATGACACGAAAATCTAATACTTTTACTCTCTGTTCAAGCTGCTCTCTACACTGCTTGCATAAAATCCTCTCCAAACCAGAAATATATATTTTATTCATATCAGACTCAGGAAAAGGATTTTCGCATTCGTAACACTCTTCTCCAATTACATCTTCAAATGGATTTAACATGTAAATCGCTCCTATGATTTATATTTGTTTAACATTTCTTGCAATCTCTCACGCTCTTCATCAATAGATTGCGAGTTTTGCTTTTCGATTTCTTTTTTAGTTGGCTCAACATCTTCACGTAACCAATCTGGAACAATTTCTTTTCTATTTGAACGACCTGGTCCCGAACCATTCAATCGCTTGTTCTTACTCATTGCAAAGCGTCTATCTAATGCAGCAACATCATCTAATGTTTTTACTTTTTGCTTTTCCCAGCTTTTTAAAATGGCCTTAATGTAATTCCATTTTGGCTTATTTTCATCAATAGCTTTGTGAGCAGCATGTTTAATTAATTCGCTACCAAACGAATCACAAAACTCTCCTAATTCCGTAATGGCAATTTCACTTAATGGAATGCCTTCATTTTTTAAAAAGTTATAACTGACCTTAAACTCTTCATTGACTAATACATGTGATTTAGATTCTTTATTATCATGATAATAATTAGTATTTTGTATATTAGTATTTAATTTATTAGTACTTGGTATATTAGTATTTAGTAGCTCGGGATTTTCCACCGGCGGATTTTCCACCAGTGGGTTTTCCATCGGTGGCTCTTCCACTGGTGGAAAACCCACCAATGGCTCGACTTGTGGAACTTCATGAATTACCGTTTCCCAACTGACAATTTTATTTTTATCGTTTCTAATTGGAATACGTTGTAAATATCCATATTCTTTCAACTCTTTCATTCCACTTCTTAAACTATCAAGACCATCTTTCGCATGCGTAGCTAACTCTTCTCTATAAAATACCCAATCATCCGGAAGTGTAAGGATATACGCTAAAATACCTTTTGCTTTCCATGAAAGCCTTTCATCTCTTAAACCGGTATTATTTACGACAGAATAATTTTTGTTCTTTTCTACTCTTACAATTCCCATATTGCCTACCTCTCCTATTTCCAAAACATCGATTAATTGATATAATACGTATTAATTCTTTTATTTCAGGACCCGTTGCAGCGGGTTCTTCTCTTATGCATTCTTGCGAATTCTTTCAACTACTTCTTTTCTGCCACCCACCTTTTCAAGATGATCTGCTACACGAAAAACCTCTGTTCTTTCTGCTTCACGATCACTTTTCTGTTTCTTAAAATACATAGCTGATAACTGTTTTGATATCTCTAAATCTCTTATACTTTGCTTCTGATAAGCGTTATGCAATTCAAGATACAAAGTTTTATTACTTTCCTTATTTGCCTGGTTCATTTGTTTATATAACAGATGCAAATTTTGTATACACTCTCTACGCTCCTCTTCTAATTCCAAAGCCTTTTCTAGATGTTCCGGAAGAACTCGGCTTTCTATTCCCATCATTTAAAGCCTCCCTTTCTAAGCGATCACTTTCATCAAACTTTTGTTCAATGAAAGTACCACCTTTATAAACTCCATACGCAAGTATCACAATCCCTAATCCAAAGATACAGACATTCGTTGTACTTTCTACCGCTGTAATATCCATTAAGCTAAAACAAACACCTTTTTAGACTCAATTTCTTGCACTAACGCTTCTTTTAAATACTCTTTAATGTTATTCATCGCTTCTAACTTCCAAGCCCCACCATCGGCTTCAAACAACCCACAACGTGCACCTTCACGCATTCTAAATACAAACTTACTTTCGGGTTGTTCTACTTCAACAAATGTTCTATATGGGCTTAATTGCACTGGATTAGGTACTTTTGCATTCCCTCTACTTGCAACTCCTGTTTTCACCGTTACAGCTTGTGATACACCATCATCTCCAATTTCCTTTACATCATTTTCTACGACAGTACCTACTACCTGTAAAACAATGTCCCGATGATTGTTTTGTACAAAACCTGATTGCAATGCAATATTAAATTCTTCTCTGTCATAAAAGCTTCCAAAATTAAAACGTGGAATAGATGCTTGTGCTTGGATATAAGTACTTCTAGCCTTATCCCCATTAACAGCAGTAAAGCAACTCACCGTTGTTGGGTTTACAATATGAATCATTACAGGTTCAGTTGTGTCAAACCCTGATTTCACATAACCTACTAAACCAGACAAACTACGAACAATAATTTCCGCTGGTGTTGGTTCTTGCACAAGATGTAATCGTTGTGTTGAATATGTCTGTTCACCGATTTTGTGTGTTTCAATTGTTCCAATCTCTAATACCTTTTCAATTGCTTCTCTTGTCATAGTCATTTTTTATTTCCCCTTTACTTAATTAGATTTAGTTTTCAAATAATCGATTACTACTGTTTGCTTATCAGCAGCCTGATTTTGTTCTTTCTCTTCTACTTCTTCTACAGGTTGTCCAACATCTGTTTTCACATCACCCTGTAGATCCATATAAAACTGCCCTTGAATTCCAGAAGCTAACTCTTGACCAACTAAATTTCCGTTTTGGTCCATATCTAATAGAATCTTAGACTCTACTGCTTCTGTTGGTGCTAGTTTCGAAGTGGCTTGAACCTGACAATTCCATACATCACGCTTTTTATCACCAGCGAACGAAAGTGTTAAAACAATCTTTCTTGCTTTTTTCGGATCAGTATTTAAATCTGCCATATTTTCCATTACGCGTTCAAATTCTTGATGAAACCTTTCAGCAAGCGCTCCATCAGCAAACGTATTTAAATCAATCATGACTTCCATTTCTTCTCTCACCTAAACCTTTCTTATTAAAGTTCAACATCCACTTGAATATCGATATTTATAGGAATTTCTTGCGTTACACGAATTGATTTTTGGCTTACGCCTTTTTCAATTAACTTTTTAACTTCTTCTTTTGCAGCATCTTTTGAGTTAAATTCACTGATACCTGGAAAACCTGCGAAATTACTAGTAATTACTAAAATCTTTTGTTGCATATTGTTCTCCCCTTTTTTGTTCCATTTATCTATTACACTTCTAATTTGTTATAATATTCCTATCCATTTAAATAGGAGGTGACATTATGAATAGTAACAATCGTGCCATTATCACTTTTAGTAACAATGAAGAATTAATTGTTTGTGAAGGTGATATGTTCATTCCAGTGAAACTAACTGAGCACAAAGGAGAACCATTCACATCCCAAACTGCATCTTATGAAGTATGGAATCACACCCATGTCGGACTTATCCCTTCTCTAACTGAAATGATTTCCTCTTCATCATTTTTCAGTAAAATAGAGAATCAAGATGTAATTTACGCTAGTTCCGCTGTAGTAAAAATAGCTAACATTTAATGTATTTAAGAACAATCTATTATAGTGGTAGATTGTTCTTATCCTTATTAAACTCTTGCACCAACTCTGTTATTATTAATATCGCCAATTCATCATTAACCCAATAAGCTTGTTTTTTCTGCATATTTAAATACTTTTCTACATCACCATAACTTTCACACTCATTAATAATTAGTTGCTTTAGCTCTTCTTTTGTTTCTCTTTTTTCTTCATGTAACTTTTCAATAATTTTTATGAATTCCGTTCTCTCTTCCATATATTTCCCCCCTACTGAACTTCTGCCATATTTATTTGTGCATTTGCAGCTGTAATTTCTTCATCTAAGACGATTGGAATTGAATATTCTTCATTAATGATTTGAATCGCTCTATCTAAATGGTGACGTTTGATAGCTTTGTAACTATTTACACCAAACTCTCTATGTAGTTGACTATAAATATCGCTATATAGTTTTTTTCTAAGGCTAACATCTTGATAAGCATTAGAATCTTTTCCACCTAGCAGAAGAACACCTAACTTCCTTACAGCTTTTGATATTTCATCACATTCAATAGCATATAAAGGCGCATTTTCTCGTAGGTCCTTTACCTCAGACTTAATCTCCTGAATTTCCTGAGTATGTCCTTCTAAAGCTTGAAACGTTAACTTTAAAACACCCATTGGATCTGTAGGTATTTTTTGTTGATTTTGTATGTGTTGTTTCATTTTTTTGAACTCTTCAATAAACTTAATTTTCATTTGAACAGCTTCTTTTGTGTTGTAACTCATTGCAACCAGCGTGAAAGCTTCTTCTGTTAAGTTATACTTAAGGTATTTTCGCCTACGCTCATTTTCATAATTTGACTCGTGAAAATTTACGAGTGAAAATTCAGGTCCCGCATATTCAATTTGTTTTCTAATATCTTTCAACACATTGTCATGTGTCTTTACAAACATTTCAGCAATCATTAAACTATCTGTTACTACTTTTCCATTGTTTTCAAATACTAATGCTTGTTCGTTTGCTGCTGTTAATTGATTCATATTACTTTCCTCCTCTACAAACTCGAAATAACCTTAATTTTATTCGTATTACGATGTACCAAGTGCAATTCATGATTTACTTTTTTAAAAATCAACCAATTATCGGGATTTAGATTGTATAATTTAATATGCATTTTTTCTTTTTTTGTTGGCTTTTTACCATTTTTCATTAATACTAACCTCCTTATAATTCATCAAAATACTTATTAAGAAATTCTTTCATTTCCTTCGCTTTAAATAACCAACGATTATTTTTTTGTTTAGCAAAGATTTGTACTCTAGGATCACAAACAACATATTCCATTAACCAGTCATAACTTCTACTTGTTTCATATTGAAGTCTTTTCATATCCCACCAAGTACCAATTCCCATATCTGCTAAACGTTCATTAACTTGACGAGAAACTTCTTTTTGCAAGTAGTTATCATCGATAATGACTTGCACTGTTGCCGTCATTACTAGATCTCCTCACTTTCCAATATTCGATTTATTTTTTCTTTCACTTTTTTACCTTCTCTTTTACCGTGTAAAATATCAGAGAGATATGGACCAGAAACGTTAAGCATTTTTGCTAATTCTCCTTGCTTCATACCATTAACAAATAGCCACATTTTCACTTTCTTACCAAACTTTTTATCCATATCCACACCTCCTTCTATACATTTAGCTAATTTTTTAGCTTTCTATTGACTATTTCTATCCAATTAGATAAAATTAAAGCATAGCTAAATAAACCAAATTAAATTACCTTTTAAACGTTGAGGGACGTGCTATATAGGTTTAATTTGTAATGGTTTTGCGGCTAAATAATTAGCTTATGAACATAGTTTAATATCCGAACGGATAAAAGTCAATGATTTTCTATCCATTTAGATAAAAAGTGTTCTTAGCTTTATTAAGGGTGGCTCAAATGTCTACATTCAACATAATTAAAAGTCTTGCGGATAAGAACGGAATATCGTTATCTGATTTAGCAAAACAACTAAACATGGGGGAAAATTCTCTATATAAGTGGAAAACACAAAAACCTGCTGTTGATAAGCTGCAGCTGGTAGCAGATTATTTTGATGTAAGTGTTGATTACCTATTAGGTAGAACTAACAAAGAGTACTGGGAACTTACAGAGAAAGATGAAAAAGATATACAAAAAAAGTTAGAAGAGTTAATAGAAGATATGAGTAAAGCTGATGCTCTTGCTTTTTCTAAAGACTCTGAACCTATGTCAGAGGAAACTAAACAATTATTAATTGTCTCATTAGAAAACTCTCTTAGATTAGGAAAACAAATGGCTAAAAAGAAATTTACACCAAAAAAATACAGAAACGAAGAGTGATTGGAGAGGATCTAGTTGGTTTCAAAGCAACAAATCAATTTAAAAATAGACGAACTACTTAGACGATATAATACCAGAGATCCTTTCCTTATCGCTGAAGCAAAAGGTATAGTCGTTATCACAGAAGCCTTGGGGGATATTTACGGATACTACCACAAAGTGTCCCGTATCCCTTTTATACATATTAACAAACGACTTTCATATCAAAATCAAGTCTTCACTTGTTTTCATGAATTGGGTCATGCTTTATTTCATCCAGATGAAAATACACCTAAATTATCCAAGGTGTCTCTTTGCTCTGAAATTCGTATAGAAGCTGAAGCAAACTATTTTGCAACGAGATTTCTTATCGATGGCAGTCATCATGATTACTACATACAAACAAAGCAAGAATTATTACAGCATTACGGAATCCCTAAGCAAATGGATAGATTTATTTAAAATCTATTATATATTTTTACACAAAAACAGAACAAACATTCTCATTATATATAGAATGGAGTGATTAAAGTGGCTAGTTTTAGAAAACGTAATGATAAATGGGAATATCGGATTAGATATAAAGAAATGGGGAAATACAAAGAAACCTCCAAAGGTGGATTTAAAACAAAAAAAGAAGCTCAATTAGCTGCTGCTAAAATAGAAGAAAAATTAGTGAATGGGGGTAATATTCAGGACGGTAAAATAACTTTTAATGAATATCTTTACGAATGGTTAAATGTTTTCAAAAAAGGAAATGTAGCTCCAAGAACTTACATGGTCTACGAAAAAAACATTAGACTTCACATCTTACCTGTGTTTGGAGAATTAAAGTTAAAAGATTTAACAAGAATCAAATATCAAAAATTTATAAATAGCCTATTAGAAAAATACAGTAAAAAAACGGTAGAAACAATTAATGTCACAATGCACCATGCGTTAGATACAGCTGTTAACGAACTTGGGATTTTAGAAAAAAACCCAACTACAAAAATTAAATTAAGAGCAACTCGTGCTTCCTCAAAAAATGATGATATAAAATGCTACGATATAGATGAACTACATCAATTCTTAACTTACATCCTTAATGAGAAAGGAGGTTTTAAATACTATTCTTTATTCATGTTTCTATCTCGCACAGGTCTCCGCATTGGTGAATGCTTAGCCCTTCAATGGGAAGATATTGATTTTGAGGAACAAAAATTATTCATCAATAAAACATTAATCACTACCAAAAGAAATGAAAAAATCTTATTCGGTCCACCAAAAAATAGAAGCAGTAAACGAACAATCTCTTTAGATCCTTCTACCATATCTCATTTAAGAAAAATGAAAATAGAGCAAAATAAAAACACTTTGAAGAACGGTAAATATTATAAAGAGTATAATTTTGTATTTACACATGAAGATAATTCTTGTATGCTACACCCAGCAACCCTAAAGTTCTTACAGCAAGCTTGTAAGAAAGGAAATTTCAAATACATTACCTTACACGGATTTAGACATACACATGCCGTTCACTTATTACAAAGTGGGGCAAACCTTAAATATGTTTCAGAACGTTTAGGGCATTCCTCTATAGACATGACAGCAAATGTGTATCTTCACATAACAAAATCTATAGAGGAAACTGCCGTAAACCAATATGACGAGTTTTTAAAATCTCGTGGGCAAATTGTGGGCAAGTAACTTTATCAATACGCTAAAGTCACTTGTCACGATAGGTTTCAAACTTAGGTTTATAGAACGAACGATTATCAAGTGCAAAGACACGCTCTGTGTATTCGCCTGGTTTTGTGCGTCCTAATGCACGATCCATCATGTTCATTTTTGCATCTAAGTTATCGATGTAGTGCAGAATTTCTG